AAACCTGAAATGATCCTATCATTTTTGCAAGCAAGAGATCCTGAGTGGAGCAATGAAGAAGCCAAATGGTATGTGTACAATGTTCAGCCAAGACCAAAATATGCAGGTTGTGAGTACGCCGAAGCAGAATCTGCTGCTGCAAAAAAATATTTTGATCGAAGTCGAAAATTGCAAAAATTTATCGGCAAACACGACTGGATCATAGCCGGTACCAAAGAAACATTGTGGCATAAACTTTATGCTGCATGAAGTAACAGCACTAAATATCAACTCAGAGGACTTGTGGCATTCATCCCTCTCTAAATATTCTGCATGCCATCAAACTTACTCAAGGAGAGGCAAGAGATGGCAAAGTTCATTTCAACTAAAACATACAAACAAATAGGCCCCGTGGCATACCGCCAATGGCGCGCCGATAGTCACTGCAATCTGGTACATGGTTACGCTCTAAGTTTCCACTTTGAATTTGAGTGTGATACCTTGGATGCTCGTAACTGGTGCATGGATTTTGGTGGCCTAAGACCACTCAAGGACAAGCTAGAGGAATGGTTTGACCATACACTCTTGGTAGCACAGGATGATCCCCATCGTGATGCGCTACTAAACTTGGGCAAGCTGGGCATAGCCAAGATCACCGAAGTGGAAAAGACCGGTTGTGAAGGCCTGGCAGACTTCTTGTATGAATACATCAACACCATATTCCTGCCCATGTATGGCCGGGAAGAAGCCCGACGCATCTGGTGCTGTCGGGTAGAAGTGCGTGAGACTGATTCAAACATGGCCATGCGTGTGGGACATAGGTCAGACCACGAATACGATGATTTCATCAACTAAACGGAGAAGCCAATGTTAGAAACACTATGGGCCTTGATGGCCATCATCATGATTGATTTGGTATTGGCAGGAGATAATGCCTTGATCATTGGAATGGCAGCGAATCAACTGCCCGAACATTTAAGGCAACGAGCTATTATCTGGGGTACCATAGGTGCCGTGGCAGTGAGATTCTTGTGTGTGGCCATGCTGACCTACCTGCTGCTGATTCCTGGAATCAAGTTTGTGGGCGGTCTTGTGTTGCTATACATAGGTTGGAAACTGGCCTTCCATAATCAAGCACACACTGTGGATGCCAAACACACTTTCTGGGGCGCTATCACTACCATAGTGGTAGCAGATGCTGTGATGGGCATAGACAATGCTCTTGGCATCGCTGCTGCCGCAGGTGGCAACTTTTGGTTGGTGGTGTTTGGCCTGTTGGTCAGTGTGCCCATGATCCTGTTTGGTAGCACAGTAATCAGCCGATTGCTGGCACGTCAACCCAATCTCATATTCTTGGGCAGTTATGTGTTGTTCGTGGTGGCCCTACAGATGATGGAAAAAGAACCGTTCCTCACAGAATGGTGGCATCAACTGGATCCCATGGTAGAACCTGTAGCACCGTTCTTGACTGCCTTGGTGCTCACAGCCAAGCAATACTATAGAACACAAATCAAAAAAATATCCTAAATGCAATGATATCAAGGATGATGACCATGACGCATCAACGTAAACAACAAGTGCTTGATATTTTTGGTCGCGAACCTGCGAGCATGGATGAACTAGCACAATGCGTGATCGCTGTAGCAAACGCACATTGTGAGCACAGCATGGCCAAACAAACAAAGATAACGCCAGGACCCTGGGTCGTGGGATTCAGTTGGCAGCTTTGGCGGTCCCCACTGGTTAGCAACACTCATTCCTGCCCACTGGATGGTGTTGAAAACTTTGGATGCAAAAAACACCAACCCTTGGGTTACCCTGGTTGGAATGGTCGAGTGTGGATCCGTTATGCATCACCCATGTATGGTACTCATGGTAGTGAGGCATTCAAAGGCACATTGACACACACTGGCACAGGTGGCTCTGGCACTTACAATGGTCCTTGGACCGCTGTGAGTAAAACCAGATTTGATCGCTATGGTCTCCGATGTGGTCCCGACATATATCCACCCATTGATGCATACTCTTGGGATTATCGCATCTATGATCAAGATTGGCCTTTGGTCACCCAATCTTACTCAAAGCAACAAATGTGGAACATACTATCAAACTCAAACAAAAGCCAGGGTGTGACCACTCATGACTTTTTGTGGGAAGATCCATCCACCAAAGCCGCAGATAGAAAGTTCTTGATGAACCATGAGGAAGTGGTTGGGGTCGCCTGAAAACTAGATAACTAACACACTGCAACAACAACACAACAAGGAGAAAACATGATCGGAAAACCAGTTCCAAACGTGACATTCCGCACCCGAGTGCGTGATGAAAGTGTGGGTGGCCCAAACCCCTATCGCTGGCAGGACATGACCACAGCTGATTACTTCTCTGGCAAGAGAGTGGTAGTATTCAGCTTGCCAGGGGCATTCACACCCACTTGCAGCACCTACCAACTGCCCGGCTTTGAAAAGGGCTACCAGGACTTCGCTGCACATGGCATTGATGCTATCTACTGCATGAGCGTGAATGATGCATTCGTCATGAACGCCTGGGCACGGCAGCAAGAACTTGAGAATGTGCAGGTCATCCCAGATGGCTCTGCTCAGTTCACCCGCCTCATGGGCATGTTGGTGAGCAAAGACAACCTTGGTTTTGGCGACCGCAGCTGGCGCTATGCCATGGTGGTAAACGATGGCGTGATCGAAGCTTGGTTTGAAGAACCCGGCCGTGAGGACAACTGTGGATCAGATCCCTACGGTGAGACCAGCCCAGAAAGCGTGTTGAACTATCTACGCAAGTAGACATTAACCAAGGAGATGTTATGTTAGATCGTATCTTAGCAGGACTTGACCGAGCATTGGTCACCAAACTCATGATAGCACACATCGCTATCATCGCACTCAGCAACTATCTAGTGCAGTTCAAGTTTGACCTTGCCGGGCATCCTCTGGCAGTGGCAGCGTTCACCTTCCCATTAGTGGTTGTGCTGACCGACTTGACAGTGCGTTTGCTGGGCAAAGAAACAGGTCGCGCAGTGATTGGCTTGGCATTCATCCCTGCCATTGCTGTGAGTATTCTAGTAGTGTTGGCTGGTGGCGCCCCAAGCTCAGTGGCATTCCGCATTGGTCTCGGATCAGGTGTGGCCTATTTTGTCAGCAACTTGTTGGACGTTTATGTGTTCCAATACCTGCGTGAGAAGTTTGCCACCTGGTGGATCGCACCTGCACTCAGCTGTGTGGTCAGCACGTTCTTTGACACCTATGCTTTCTTCTTCACTGCCTTTGCTGGTGGTCAGAACGAGTTCATGGCAGCTAACTGGCACATCGTGGCCACCAACCAAAGCATCACCAAGATCGTTGTGAGCCTGTTGGTGATCCTGCCTGCTTATGGCGTGCTGTTGAGCTATCTGCAAAACAAGATGGCGGCCAAACAGGCATGAAGTTTGACAGTATCTGCGTCCCGCGTCCTTATGCCATCGCGGTCATAATGCCCACGCGGGGCCGCACCCAGATGTTGTTTGACAGCATCAGGAGCCTGATACTCAACGCGGACGATGTCAGCAGGATCCAGGTCCTGCTGGCATTTGACGAAGATGATGATGTGGGCTACCCTTTCTACCAGAGCAAGATCAAGCCCTGGATGGAACAGGCAGGAGTCGCCCAGGCTGCTTGGAAGACACCGCGCCTGGGTTATCGCAGGCTGCATGATTACTACAACTTCTTGGCCCTGCAGGCCAAGGCCGATTGGATCGTTGGCTGGAACGATGATGCCCGCATGGACAGTCCGGCTTGGGACAGTGAAATCTTGAACTATAAAGGCCAGTTCCGATTGCTGGCTTTCAGATCAAACCATGATCACCCTTATGCTATCTTTCCTGTGATTCCTTCAGACTGGATCAATGTGCTGGGTCACTACAGCCTGCACAATCAAACTGATGCCTGGATCAGCCAGATAGCTTATGCACTGGATATCTATCAATCTATCCAGAGCTATGTCACGCATGAACGTGCAGATTTAGTACAAGGAGTGGCCGAGGACGCCACTTACAATGAACGTGAATATCTGGAAGGCGATGCTTCGAATCCTGCAGATTTCGTGCATCCAGAAGTGAGCCGAGCCAGATGGCAGGACACAGATCGCTTGGCCTGGTACTTGGATAGAATAGGCCAACCCACCAGATGGTTAGACGTGCTGGCTGGCCGACAACAACCTTTTGACCGCATGCTGGCCAATGACACCAAAGGATATTTGAAAACATGGAATCTAAATCAACCTACAGCATAGCCATACTGTTGCCCACACGCGGTCGCACTGATAGCCTGGACCGCAGTGTGATCAGTATCATGAATCGTGCTGTGGATCCTGACAACATACAGATCTTGTTTGCTTTTGATGAAGATGATTCAGTGGGCCAAAATCATTTCACCACTAGCGTACAACCATGGTTGGATCTCAAGGGCGTGGCCTATGAAGCTGTGATCTTTGAGCCCTTGGGCTATATCAGGCTCAATGAATATCTCAATGCCCTGGCGCTCAAAGCAGATGCAGACTGGGTGTTCTTCTGGAATGACGACGCTATCATGGACACAGCAGGCTGGGACAAAATCATAGCCAGCCACACAGGCGAATTCAAGATCTTGAGTGTGCATGCCAACAATGACCATCCCTACAGCATTTTTCCCATAGTGCCGCGTGCCTGGATTGACACCTTGGGCTACTTGAGCCCACATCAGATCAATGACTGCTGGATCAGCCAACAGGCCTACCTGCTGGATGTGTATGAACGCATACCGGTATGGGTCACACATGACCGCGCAGATTTGACCGGTAACAACGATGATGAGATCTATCGCAACAGGCCCATGCTGGAAGGCAATCCCCGCGATCCCCGGGACTTCCATCACCTGCGATGGTACCTGCGTCGCATGACCGACTGCGACCGCTTGGCTGATTACATGAAGTCGCAAGGACTGGATACGGCCTGGTGGGAACGGGTCAAGGCAGGCCAGCAAGATCCCTGGGTCAAGCTAAGGGAGAATGACCCCAATGACCAGTGCAAGAGCTGGCATGTGGCCTATGACGTGGGACAACCGAAACAATGAAACGCAAGATGAGTTGGGTACAGCCCAACTTCCAACAAGGTCCCAAAGAGTTCAATGCCTACTACCTGCCCTACAGCGCAGGAGTGATCTTGAGCTATGCATTGGCTTCACCTGAAGTCAGTGAGCACTGGGAACTGGATCAACTGATCTGGCATCGCGAGCCTGTGGAGGAGGTGGCACAACGCCTGCGCGACAATCATGTGGTAGCGTTCAGCACCTATGTGTGGAATCACCGCTACAACTACAAACTGGCGCGGCGTGTCAAAGAACTCAATCCCGAAGTGGTGATCATGTTTGGTGGACCTGAGCCGGCTATCACTGATCCCCAGCTGTTTGACAAAGAACCTTTCATGGATCTGGTGTTCAAGATGGAAGGTGAGATCACTTTCCGGCGCGTGTTAGAGAGCTGGGGTTCAGACTTCACTCACATTCCAGGCCTGCTGATCAACACTGCCCAGGGCTTGGTAGACACAGGTGACTGCGAACGCATCTCAGACCTGGACCAGATACCCAGTCCATACCTCACAGGCATATTTGATCGCATCATGGCCGAGAATCCTGATGTGATCTGGAATGCTACCCTGGAGACCAACCGTGGTTGTCCTTATCAGTGTACCTTTTGTGACTGGGGTAGCCTGACCTACAACAAGGTCAAGAAGTTTGAACTGACCCGTGTGTTCCATGAACTGGAGTGGATTGGAGAGCACTGCGGTTTCGTGACCATAACTGATGCCAACTTCGGCATGTTTATCGAGCGTGATGACATGATCGTGGACAAACTGATCGAAGTACAGCGGCAGTGGGGCAAGCTCAGCAGTTTCTCCATGACCTGGGCCAAGAACCAAAAGAACGAAGTGGTGGGCATTGTGAGCAAACTGATCCGCGAGAGTCCAAACTTTGGTCAAGGTCTCACTGTGAGTGTGCAGAGCATGGATCATGATGTGTTGGAGAACATCAAGCGCAGGAACCTAGACCAGCACAAGATCGATGAGATCTTTGCCCTGTGTGATCGCAACAACATCCCAGTATACACCGAAGTGATCCTGGGCTTGCCTGGAGAAACTGTGGCCAGTTGGAAAGAAGCATTCTGGAAGATCTTCCGCGCAGGCAATCACACCGGCATCAACATCCTGCAGGCCCAGCTGCTGGAAAACGCAGAGATGAATCTGCTACAGAAAAAGCTCTGGAAGATTGACAGCGTGCCTGTGTATGATTACATGAGTGGCAGCTATGGTGATGTGGATCTAAGCGAGTGCGTGGATGTGGTGATCAGCACCAAGGACATACCACGTGAGATGATGCTGGATACCATGGTCTGGAACAGCTTCATCCAGACCTTCCATATCAATGGCATAACCACCTACATTGCCAGATATCTTGCTCGGGCACATGGTATCGATTACAGTGAATTCTATGATGCCTTGTATGAGTTCGTGCAGCAGGATTCGTGGTTTGAACAGCAGTTTACCGAAACACGCCAATATTTCCGCAACTGGACCACAGATGGACGCATCAATCACCCCAGGATCGGCAACATTGAAGTGTTTGGTTGGAATCTGGTGCACCGAACCACCTTGTACATGCAGCAGCAAGGTCGTATCAATCATGTGTTCGAAATCATTGACCGATTTGTGAGATCCCAGTATACTGTGGACAGTAACATACTGGATCAACTGCTATCATTCCAAAGGCGTTATGTGATTGACTACAAGGATCTACCGCTGTTGCCTGTGTCACACAAGTTTGACTATGATTTCTTGGGCTACTTGTTGGATGGGGCCGAGTTGGCACAGCCTTGCACATACCGGTTTGACACAGTGGAGGATCGCACCATGAGCCAGGATCGTTTCTTGGAAAATATCTACTTTGCTCGCAAACGCAACTTTGGCAAAGCAACTGTCACACGGGTGTCTGATGTCTGATAATCTTGTAGAAAAAATAACTGAATACTGGAATCGCCAGCCCTGCAACATCAACCACAGCCTGGCCGAAGTGGGCTCGGAGCAGTTCTTTGTGGAAAACAGCCAGCGGCGATATTTTGTAGAACCACATCTTAGAGATCTGGCCCAGTTCCATCAATACCAAGGCCGGCGTGTGCTGGAGATTGGTTGTGGTCTAGGTGCTGACGCTGTGGAGTTTGTGCGCCATGGTGCAGAATATGTGGGCATTGACCTCAGCTCAGAAAGCGTGGCACTGGCCCGTAAACGATTTGAAACATTTGATCTTGAAGGCCGATTCTTGGTCATGGATGGAGCCAATACTGCTGCCATGGCAGAACTGGGACATTTTGATCTGGTGTATAGCTGCGGTGTGTTGCATCACTATCCAGATCTGCCCCTGGTGCTCAGGAACATATATCGCGCACTGAATCCAGGTGGTGACTTGCGTTTCTTGGTGTATGCCAAGAACTCTTGGAAGTATGCCATGATCCGCGCAGGCCTTGACCAGTTTGAAGCACAGGCTGGTTGTCCTTATGCCCAGGCCTACACACAGGAAGAAATATACCAACTGCTCGAGAGATTTGATGTGATAAACATACGCCAGGCACATTGTTTCATGTATAATGTGCCCTTGTATCGGCAAGGCGTCTATCAACTAGAGCCTTGGTTTGAGGCCATGAGCGAACAAATGCGCGAGGCTGTGAGACAGAATCTTGGTTGGCATCTTTTGGTACACGCGAGGAAACAATGAAACATACTGAAGTGACTTGGCAACACATGCAATGCCAGGTGCATGAGGTCCTGCGCCAGATACAGGCCAGTTCGTGGCGGCCAGATTATGTGGTGGGCATCACTCGTGGCGGGCTTGCTCCTGCTGTGCTGATCAGCCAATACCTAGATTGTGTCATGCACACCTTGAACGTGAGTCTTCGAGATGGCGGTGATAATGGACCAGAATCTAACCTGTGGATGGCCGAGGACGCCTATAACGGGGACAAAAATATCTTGATCGTGGACGATATCAATGACTCGGGTGCCACCCTAAACTGGATCAAACAGGATTGGCCCAGTGGTTGTTTCCCCAATCATCCTAGATGGGACAATGTATGGGGCAACCAGGTGCGAGTGGCTGTGCTGTACGACAACGAAAGCAGCGATTGTGAAGTGCCTATCAGCTACAGCGCAGTCAGCATCAACAAGGCCGCAGATCCGCAGTGGGTGGTGTTTCCCTGGGAGGCCTGGTGGAAAAGATAATCCGGCCTTTGCGCGATGACTTGATGGTGCAGCAACAACTGCCGGCCCGATTGAGCACACCCAGGATCCGTGCTTGGCAACACATGGTGGCAGTGATCATGCTAAATCAGACTGGACGCAAACCTGTAAAAACTGTTTTTCCTGAGTTCATTAGCCGTTGGCACAAGCCCGAGAAGTTCTTCTGGGCAGTGGAACCTATTGTGAAGGATGTGATACGACCCTTGGGCATGGTCAATGTGAGATACAGCAGACTTAAACGCATGACTGATGACTTCTTGGATTGGGACTTGGGGGATGCCCAACAACTGCATGGCATAGGCAAGTATGGTTCGGACAGCTATGAAATCTTCTTCAAGCAAAACTACACCGTGCAACCCACTGACAAAGAACTCCTGAGGTATCTAAATGATCTCGCTATTGCGTAGTCTCGTATTGTGTGTTACAATCATGAGTATAGCAGGGTGTGCTACGGCAGTAGCTGTAGTGGATGTAGCAGGTAGTGCCGCTGTGTACACTGTGAAGACCACAGTGAATGTGTTGGATGCGATCACCCCTGACATCGTGAATAGGAAATAATCAATGAGCAAGATCAAAGTAGCAGAGCTGTTCTACAGCATACAAGGTGAAGGCAGGTACATGGGTGTGCCCAGCGTGTTCCTTCGCACATTCGGCTGCAACTTCAAGTGCCAAGGTTTTGGCATGCCTCCTGGAGAATTGAGCAATGAAGCAAACAATATCGACCCTTCTAAATACACCGACTATAGGTCGCTTCCTTTGGTGTCTACGGGCTGTGACAGTTACGCTAGCTGGGATCCTCGTTTTCGGCATCTTAGCCCCCTTCTGGATACTGACCAGATCGCTGATGCTATTGTGGATACGCTTCCGCATAAAAAGTGGCTGAACGAACATCTGGTGATCACAGGCGGTGAACCACTACTGGGCTGGCAACGAGCCTATCCAGACTTGCTGCGGCATCCCAAAATGGCAGGTCTCAGAGAGATCACATTTGAAACAAACGGCACCCAACCACTCACTGATGAATTTGCTGACTACTTGCTGGAATGGTTGATGCCACATCCAGATTACGCCAAGGAAATCACCTTTAGTGTGAGTGCTAAACTGCCTTGCTCGGGTGAGAAGTGGTCAGATGCTATCAAACCCCAAGTGGTAGCAGGTTATCAGCAGCTGGGTTATGTGTATCTCAAGTTCGTGGTAGCCACAGATCGTGATGTGCAAGACGCCATCATGGCCGCGCATGAGTTCAAGGAAGCAGGTGTGGATGTGCCTGTGTACCTGATGCCCGTGGGTGGTGTGGAAAGTGTGTACAGCATGAACAATCGCACAGTGGCACACAAGGCCATGGAACTGGGTTATCGTTACAGTGACCGGTTGCAGGTTCCCTTGTTCAAGAATGCCTGGGGTACTTGAGTGCCCTGGTACAGCTCTGGATCAGGCGAGGCCTATGAGCCCGCTTCGGGTGACCAGGAATCAAGACGACATTTTTACAATAGAGCAGTATGGAGCCAAGAGTTTTGCTGGTGGCCACGCTGGTGCTGTAGATCCGGCCGATCGTTATGGCTACGACGAGCTTGGCTGGGGGAAGCCACATACTATGGCCCGGGTGACCCTGTTGTGGAACAGCTCTGGCATGACCCAAAGGAACATTTGATATGGAAACTCAAACAGCACTAAGATTGGCCAATGATATCTCCACCTGGATACGTGACTATGTGACCCAGGCAGGTTTGAAGACCTTGGTAGTAGGTATCTCTGGTGGAATCGACAGCGCAGTGGTCAGCACCTTGTGCGCACGATCTGGAGTGGATACCTGTGTGATCAGCATGCCCATACGCCAACGACCTGAACAGGATCATCTCAGCAGGGAACACGGGCGTTGGTTGCTGGCCAACTACTCAGATTGCGTGACACATCGGGTTATCGATCTCAGTGACACATTCACACAGTTCGAACGTGCCACAGGTCAGTTTGGTTACAAGAACCTGCTGGGTTTGGCCAATAGCCGCAGCAGATTGCGCATGGCTTGCCTGTATCAAACAGCCCAGAGCCTGAGTGGACTGGTAGTGGGCACAGGCAATCGTGTGGAAGACTTTGGTGTGGGTTTCTTCACTAAGTACGGCGATGGTGGTGTGGATATTTCGCCCATTGGCGATCTCACCAAGACACAAGTATGGAGCCTGGGTCATGTGCTAGGCATACATAAAGACATAATCAGTGCTGCGCCCACAGATGGTTTATGGGACGATGGACGCACTGATCAAGATCAACTGGGTGGGCTTACTTACGCCGAACTGGAACGTGCCATGGACCTGGATTCAAGTGGTGTTCCTGAACACACCCTAAATGATGAGGATCAGATTCTAATACAACAGTATCAGCGCATACGAGGACCTAACCTGCACAAGATGCTGCCCATACCTGTTTTTAATCAAGGTGATAGATATGTTTGATTGGTTCAAGAAAAAACGTCCCAAAAAAGTCGCAGCCGAAACGCCGCCACCTCCTCCTCCACCCCAAGAAAAACATCCCAAGGATGTGGCAACTGAAAAGGGCGAGCCTTACATCGCTATCTTGAGCATGGATGTGGATCCCGAGAATCTGCATCAAGGTGCGTTTGAGCTGGACTGGAATGACAAGTTTGTCAGTAATCTGGTGCGAGCTGGCTATCAGATGAAGCCCACAGACACAGATGCAGACATCGTGGATCGCTGGTTCCAGAATGTATGCCGCCATGTGGTCATGGAGACCTGGGAACAGGAGCAGGCCATGAATCCACAACAGTATGTGAACAGCAGAAACATTGGTGGCGGGCGCCGGGAAGTTTCGTGAACCAGTTCCAGGTGCGTGGCCAACTACAACATGTGGCCCAACAAGTAGAGCAGATCATGGGACCAAGACTATATCATTTGCACAATCGTATAGGCAGCATTGGTTGGAGTGTGCAAGCTGACACCTTGCAATCCTATCATGCAGAAACAGGTCCTATGTCTACTGTCACTATCCGGGACGCCAAGATGGCCACGTTCGTACGATTGAAACTGGCATGTTGATATATGTGAATGGTGACAGCCACACCGCTGCGGCAGAAGCTGTGACACCACATGCCTTTGCCGAAGATGATCCATTCTACACTGGACTGGGACGTAAGCCACATCCTGACAATCTCCGGGCCAGCTATGGCTGCGTGTTAGCCAATGAACTATATGCCATCTTGGATTGTGATGCCGAAAGCGCCAGCTCTAACACCCGAATCTTGAGAACCACCAATCAGTGGCTAGACCGCGATCCTGATCCCCGAGCCTTGGTGATCATACAGTGGAGCACCTGGGAACGCCAAGAATGGTTGCTGGATGGCAAACTGTATCAGGTCACTGCCAGTGGCACAGATCATGTGCCCACGGCCCATGCGCAACGCTACAAAGAGTTTGTGGCCACAGTGGATTGGCGTCAGTGCCGCGATCAAGCGCATGAGCAGATCTGGCAACTGCATGAGCGATTGCAGGACCTGGGCATGACTCATGTGTTTTTCAACGGCAACAACCATTTTGAAGGCATGCTAGACCAGCGTGATTGGGGCACCAGCTACATCAACCCTTATGACAGCCAGGGTACCTTTTCAGCCATCTTGACCAATCACCAGTTCCAGACTGTGAGTCCCCATAGCTGGCATTTTGGAGCCAAAGCTCATGAATTCTGGGCCGGATACCTGCTGCGCTACTTGCGCATCCACCACATGATTCCAGGTTGACTTCCGGCTCATTTTGTGTTACAATACGGCATTTACTCACACTCTGATCGAGGTCCCATGCGCTATGTGCTGATTGATACTGCCAACATGTTTTTCCGTGCTCGCCACAGCGCCTATCGCGCTGCTGATACCGAAGAGCGTGTGGCCTTTGCCCTGCATGTCACGCTGATGGCAGTGAACAAGGTGGTGCGGCGTTTCGAAGCTGACCACGTGATATTTGCCCTGGAGGGTCGCAGCTGGCGCAAGGACTTCTATCGTCCCTACAAGGCCAATCGCGCTGAGACCCGTGCTGCCATGACCCAGGCCGAAAGCGAAGAGGATCGGTTGTTCTGGGAGACCTATGATCACCTGACTAAATACCTCAGCGAGAAGACCAACTGTAGTGTGATCCGTCATCCCGAGGCAGAAGCTGATGATGTGATCGCACGTTGGATCGCGCTGCACCCGCAAGACCATCACATCATCATCAGCTCAGACACTGACTTCGTGCAACTGGTTGCTGAAAACGTGGACCAATACAATGGCATCTCAGATCAGCTGATCACGCTGCAAGGTATCTTTGATGCCAAAGGCCAGCGTGTGAAGGACAAGAAAACCAAAACAGATCTCATGCCACCCAATCCCGAGTGGTTGCTGTTTGAGAAGTGCATGCGCGGTGATCCCAGCGACAATGTGTTCTCGGCCTATCCGGGTGTGCGTACTAAAGGCACCAAGAACAAGGTGGGCTTGCAGGAAGCGTTCGAGGATCGTGCTAGAAAAGGCTACAACTGGAACAACCTCATGCTGCAAAAGTGGACTGACCACGAAGGCGTGGAACATCGCGTGTTGGATGACTACAATCGCAACGTGACCTTGGTGGATCTCACAGCACAGCCCGAGGAAGTCAAGCAAAAGGTAGATGCTGCTATCCTGGAACAAAAGAGCCACAAGGACGTGGGCCAGGTGGGAGTGCATTTCATGCGGTTTTGCGGCCGGCATGATCTGATCAAGTGTAGCGAAAGTGCAGATCAGTTTGGTCGCTGGCTCAATGAAACTTACAAAGGAGTTTTGAATGATCGTAGCTAAACCTGTTATCAAGGGACAGTTTTGGATCTTGCAGGAAGATGGCAAAAAGATCGGCAATGTGGAAGCCACTGGCAGTGGTTATCAGATACAGATGCACAACAGCCGAGCACAGGTGCCCAACATGCGGGTACTCCGAAACTTCATAGAGTTCGCACCTGCTGTGAGCAACCACAGCCAAAGCGGCAGTCTCATACATGGATATCAAGCGGCGGGTCGTGCTTACAATGGTATCTGGAACGTGCGGTATCGTTTGCCCCTGTATACCAAGACACGCAAGAGCAAGAGCTGGTTCGCAGCAGGTTGGTATCGTGTGCGCCGCAGTACCACTTGGCAGGTGGTGCGTGATCCCAAGCTGATCACCCTGCAACGCTATGAATATGCAGGACCATTCCACACTGAACAGGAGGCTCAGCCATGAGCGACGTGTTTGCCGATCAAGCTCGTTTCATGCAGGCATGCGATCAACGAGTAGGCAGCTATGATGCTGATCAATATGCCATGTATCTGCGATTGATCCAGGAAGAAACCAATGAACTCATGGATGCTGTGCTGGCCAATGACCGAGTAGAACAACTGGATGCCTTGATTGACATCTTGGTGGTCACAGTAGGCGCCATCCACTCTATGGGTGCAGATGGTATCGGTGCCTGGGATGAAGTCATGCGCACCAACTTTGCCAAGATT